CCAATGCTTCACCATCTAATGATATATTAATTGAATTAGATCAAGTGTTAAGTACGGTTATTTTTAATAATATAACTATTACATACGATGGAAGTAGTACCGCTGCTGGTATAGAAATATATTTGAATGGGGTAAAAGGTACATATAATATAATTAGAGATAACTTATCAGCTACTATTATAAATAACTCGAATTTTTTAATTGGTAAACGTGTTGGTGTAAACTATGAAGGTGCAATAGATGAAGTATCTGTATATTATACAGTACTATCACAAACAGAAGTAACAGATATCTATAATTTAGGTAGAACTAATCCAGACCTCACAACAATAGATGCTTATAATACCAATGGTATAAGTCATTGGAGAATGGGTGAGAATGATACGTTTGTTTCTCCTAATTGGACTATTGTTGATGAACTAAGAAGAGAGTGGACTGAATATGATGGGATTAATGAATATACAACAATGGGTGATGTTTTAGAATTTGATAGAACAGATAATTTTAGTTATTCGTTTTGGTTAAATTATGATACAAATAATTCTGCTGTAATTTCTAAATTAGATTCAAGCGCTCCAAATAGTGGTTATGAGATATCATTAACAAGTAGTGATGAAATATTATTTTCACTTATTAATAATGGTTCAACCAATCGTTATAGAAAAAAAACGACCACTATGTTATCAAATGGTGTTTGGTATAATATAGTTTGTGTATGGGATGGCACAATGAAAATTTATATAGATGGTATATCTGATACTTTGGTGACAATTGCGACAAATTTATCATCATCAATATTAAATAATATACCATTAGAATTAGGTGCAAGGAACGGAACATTTTTATTAGATGGTAATTTAGATGATGTATCTGTTTATAACGTAGCTCTATCACAATTAGAAGTTACTGATATTTATAATAGGAGTAGAAATAGTCCAGACTATTCAAACATCACAGGGATAGTTTCACATTGGAAGTTGGAAGTTTTAAATCCAACAGACCAAATAGGTGCAAACGATGGTACATCTGTTAATCAAACATCATCAAATCTATTAAATGATATTAATGATGGAACATCTAATAATATGGATGTGAATAATAAAGTTTGTGAATAAAAAATTAAAATAATAAAATGAATTTAGAAAGAAGATATTTTATAATGGATAAATTACAAGCAGCAGAGGATGATGAAAAACAAGCATTACAAATGTGTATAGGAATGATGTATACACAGAGATATAGTTTGGACGGTTCTAAATTATTAATAAAAACTACACAACACACAATTAATCAGATTTTATCTATCTATCCAGAATTTACTGAACAAGATATAATGGATAATACATTCAGTAAAGAATATACATTAGAACAAATCAAAGTAATTATGAATAGTTCAGAATGGACAGCCCCCTTCGATTTGGATATATAATTAAAAGAAAGAAAGAATTATGGCAAGAATCAGTGCAAAGAATAAGAAGAAATTAAAAGTATTAAATAATAAATTAACTAAGTTATTAAGAAAGTATATAAAAGATAATCATTTTCAAACTGGAAATATGATGCGAAATACTGCTACAAAAATGGAAGTTAAGAGAAATTACCAAGTAATTATATATCTTAGATCTACTACAGATTATTGGAAATATGTTGAAGGTGATTTTGATATTATAGACAAAGCATTCATAGGATCTAAATATAAAAAGATTATGAGTGATGTTGGTGATGTTATAGCAGATTGGATTGGTGATGATATAGCAAATAGTGTTGATGTTGATATTGTAGATAAAACAACAGCATAAAAACATATAACTTTCAAATATATTTATTAATATAAAATAAATTTAACTTATGGCAATAACAATTCATATCCAACCACAGGAAGTACAACCTGTTTATAATGAAATAATAACTGTGTTATCATCTGATAATGATGATCAAGATAATTTTCAATATATAATAGACATAAATATAAATGGAACACCAGAAGCAAGATTAAAAATTCAAAATAATCCAGAAGGTTTTGGTGTTATTGATTTACATAAACATATAGAACCTTATGTGACTTATGATTTAGATCATGATGAATTGAGTTCATATAGAAATGTTCCTAATATGTTTACAGAATATGATGTTACATTAAGCGAAGAATATATCCCAACAATTCCTATTACTGATATAACAGACAATGGCGGTGGAACATTACAAGTAACAGCAGGTACACATGGTTTTGCTGCAGGAAATGTGGTTAAAATTTCAAATAGTGATGTCACTGTTTATGATGGAACATATAGTATTGTTTCTGTTAACACTACAACATTTGTAATAACAGGGACATATACATCAGATGCAACATCAGCGGACGTAAGATTGACATCAGCAGTTGCTGAAATATTCACATCAACTTCTGTATTTAGTGGAACTAAATATGCTTTTAATGGTGTAGAGAATTGGGTTGATGTTCCTAATTGGGACTTTACTGATTATCAATTCTCTACAAGTGGTGATGCTTGTTTTTTAACAAGTGTAGCAAACACAGGATTTATAATGACACAAGAAAGTAGAATGTGGTTTAATATGTATAATTTTGATACACCAAGTAATAATGAATTTGATGGTATTACAATCGAAAAATTCCAAAATGGTACAAGTGGTGGGAGTGTTGTTATTGCTAATCCAGCTTTAGCTAATCCTTTTATTGGTATCGGTGTTGGTGTATGGAATATTAATAATAGTTCCGAAATATCAGGAAGTAATCCTAATTTTTTAGTAGGTGCTGATAGTTATACATTAATAGGAACATCTGTATCAGGAAGTAATTATAGTAGTAAAAAATATACATTCTCAATAAAAGATGAATGTTCAAGATACGAAACATTCCAATTTATCTATATGGATAGATTAGGAAGTTTTGTACCGATTACATTTAATTTATTAAGCAGAGAGAATGTTACTATTGATAAAACATCATTTAAAAAGAATCATGGAAGTTATAATTCAACAACAAATAGTTGGGGATATAATAGTTATGATAGAGGTAAGACAAGATTAGATACAAGAGTTAATAGAAGAATCACAGTTAATAGTTCTTGGGTAACTGAAACAATGTCTTCTTATATAGATGAAATGTATGCATCACCAGAAGTTTATCATATAGACGAATCTGGTAATATGTTTGGAATTGATATTTTGAAGAGTAATTATGATGTTAAAACAAGAATCAATGATCAATTGTTTAATCATACATTTGATTTTGAATATTCATTTAATGATGCTCAACAAAAATAATAATAATTATGGGAAAGATAGAAGAATTAAAACACGAACATAGTGAAATAAAAAATATAGTTAGAGATTTGTGGAATGAATTTAAGGTAATGAATTGGTTTTATAAAATATTAACAATAATATCAATGTCATTTTCATTTCCAATAGTTTTAACTTATATGATATTTAAATCATTAATTAATAGATTAATAAAAAACCCAATAGTTTGGTTATATAAAAAATTATTTAGAAAAGAATAATGGAAGATAGAATAGAAATAATATTAGCAGATGGAAATACTTTAGATATTAGTAATAATATACCATTTCCTTTAAATTATCAAATTGATGATATTCGAAACCCATCTACAACAAATGGAAATTATTCAAAGACTATAAAAATACCTGGGACAAAAAATAACAATATTAGATTAGGAAATCTATTTGATATTAATTCAGATTTTACATATTTTAATCCTAATATAAAATCATATGCTAAAATTATAGTAAATTCAATTACTATGATGGATGGGTTTTTTCAATTAAGAAATATTGAAAAATTGATAAATGTAGATTCCCAAGGAAATGAAATTCAATATGATATAATTTTTTATGAGAATGTTTCTGATTTATTTAATATTATAGATAATAAATTTTTAAATGAATTAGATTTATCAGATTTAGATCATACACTTTCAAGAACAGAAATAGAAACTACTTGGACAGAAGATTACACATACGGATATTTATATCCATTAAACCCACCAACTAATAAAGAATTAATTTATAGTAGTGATAATTTCAAACCTGCTTTATATCATAGAACTATTTTAGAAAAGATAGTAGAAGATGCTGGTTATAAATTATCAGGATCTTTTTTCACAGATGGTAATGAGCAATATTACAATAAAGAGGTTATACCATTTACGGATACAGGATATAAATTTGATAAAGAAATATTAGAAGCTAAACAATTTAGAGCTGGTACACTAACAGGATATAATGAAACTATCGTTGATATTGACCAATATGAAGCATATGCTGATAGAAATCAACCATTAGCAGTACCAGGTGTATTAATATTAGATGATGATACGACAGATCCTAATTTTGATAATGGTTCAAATTGGGATACAACATTACAAATATGGACAATCCCAAGTTCTGGTGCTTACGATTTAACAGTCCACGCAGATTTAGAGATTATATTATCTATGGATGACCAACATCATTCGTCTGCAATTTCTACTCCTTATGATCCACATCCATATGTTGATGATCCTTATTTGTTTTATGTTGGTGTCCAACCTATTATAAACGGTGTGAATGTAGCAACAAACATAATTTATAAAGAAGGTTTTGATATATTCCCATGGGCTATTTTTAAAAGCACAGATGTAGTAGAAAATATCACAATAGATTTAGATTTGTTTAATGGATTAACATTACAAACAGGTGACGAAGTTACTTTTAGATTTGTGTATTTCACAAAAAACGCATATACATATTTGAATGGATATGAAATGGTTGTGAATGTGAAAAATACTACTTATTTAAAAAACACACCAGTTAGTAATATCACATTAGATGGTGATACAGTTGAAATTAATAAATATTTACCTTCTAAAATAAAACAATCTGATATATTTTTAGATTTACAAAGAAGATATAATCTTTTTTTCAGATTAGATCCGAATGCTGTTAATACAATTTTAGTATCAACTCGTGATGAATTTTATTCAGATGGTATATCTGTTGATTGGTCTAATAAAAAAGATTTTTCTATCGAATCTATTGTATTATTAAGTGATTTACAAGATAAAAAATTGTTATTTACATACACAGATGATGATGATGATGCTAATAAAAATTACACAGATTCAACGACTGATATTTATGGACAAAAAAGAATAGAATATACAAACGAATTTACTAATAGTGAAAAAGAAATCAAAACACCATTTAGCCCAACACCATTAGTTTATGGTGAAACGGATGATTATTCGTTTATAGTCCCCCATATTGAATTGGATAAAAATATCAGAGTATTATATTATGGTGGATTAATAAATATGGAAAATGGTAGAACATGGTCATTTAAACACACTGATAGATCCACACAAAATATAACTTATACGACATATCCATATATAGGGCATTTTGATAATCCATATAATCCTACAATAGATATGAATTTCGGAAGTAATAATTTCTATTACTATAATTCATTAGTAGCAACAACAACAAATACGGCTTATAATAGATATTGGGCAAATTATGTAAATCAAGTTTCAACATCTAAAATGTTGAAATGTAAAATGAATCTTACTATTTCTGATATTTCATTAATAAGAGATAATATGAATATGAAGATTTGGATAAATGATTCATATTATACTATAAATAAAATTATAGATTTTAATCCAAGTAACAAATCTCTAACTGATGTAGAATTAATTAAATTTGTACCATTTATTAAATTTGATCCTTTTGTTATACCAACAGGAACAGATTCGGTTGAAACAACATTACCACTTCAAGTACTTGATAATCTTCCACGAAAACCAAGACATATAATTTTTGATGGTGAACCTATATTAGTTAATAATTTAGATACTGATTCAGCAAGATTAAAAGGTATAGGTGATGTATCAGGAAATATCGCAACAGGAACAAATTATAAAAATGAAATCCAATCAACTGATTCTATTGTTTCTGGTGAAGATAATATAATAAAACAAGACATTAATAATACAGTTGTGATTGGTGATAATAATTTGGTAAATAATAATTCTAAAAATATAGGTGTGCTTGGTGGTGATAATAATATAATTGATACAGAAGTTACTAACTCTTGGATAATAGGATCGTCTGATAAATATATATCAGAAAATAATGAAATATGGATAGGTGATGCTATCCATATCAAAGGTGGTGCTGTTTTATCTACATATAATCTAATTGAAGGTGGAAGAGATGAACTAAGAAATGTTTTTGCGACAAGCCCTGAAAATCTAATTGAAGGTGGAAGAGATGAAATACGAGCAACATTCCAAACAAATGTTATTAATCTAATTGAAGGTGGTGTTGATTCGTTATAAAAACACACAGACACCACCTATATTTATAAATAAGTAAAAGATATTACAACTATGGGAGTAAATAAAATAGATGCAAAAACAAGAATAAAGAGAAGTACAGTAACTACAACTGAACCAACAATTGGACCATCAGGTGACCATACAGATGGTACATGGTCTTCAACTGATATTTACAGTGGTGAATTATTTTATAATGAACCAGATCAACGCCTATGGATTGGGACTGAAACAGGGATAAGAGAATTTGTTTTAGGAAGTACTGCTGGTTCTTCTGCAAGTCCTTTTGTGTATGGAACTACAACAGGGATAACTCCCAAATTAGGAAGTAATACAGCAAGTGGTGGTTTTTCTGTTGTTTCAGGTGGAGAAGGCAATATAGCAAGTACTAATCACTCTACTGTAAGTGGTGGTAATGACAACACAGCAAATGGTGGTGTTGCCCCAACCGTTGGTGGTGGTGAAAACAACACAGCAAGTGGTAATCAACATCCAACAGTAAGTGGTGGAGCTATTAATACAGCAAGTGGTAATTATTCAACGGTTTGTGGTGGACTAATAAATACTGCAAGTACTATTTATTCATCAATAGCTGGTGGACATCATAATAGTACAAGTGTATATACTAATGTACATATATCAGGGTCAAATTTGACAGCAACTTCAAGTAATGCAACTTTTGTTGAAAATTTAATCTCAACTGGTGTTGTTAATTCAGCAGGATCTATGACAAGTGGTAGTATTTCAACTGGTGCTATAACAGCGACTAGTATTTCAGCATTTTCAGCGACAGGAATTATAACAGCTGATTCAGGAATCACACAAAATGGTGTTAATTTAAAAACCAAAATACTTGATATTGGAGATTGGAATATGGATACAACAAATAGTATTAATGTTGCACACGGATTAACATTGGCTAATATAAGAAATATAACATGGATAATTAGAGATGATGCTAATACTACATATTATTCCCCACATGATAATGTATTAGGATATTCTGCAAATATTAATACTATCGGAGCTACAAATATAAATTTAGTTACAAACCTATCATCTTTATTTTCAACAACTGCATTCGATTCAACCTCTTACAACAGAGGTTGGATTACAATAACATATGTAGCATAATAAAAATAAAACAAATTTAAAATATTATGGCACAACTTAACATTAACTTAAAATCACAAATAAAAATAATACCATCATATAGTGGTGTTTATAAAAAATATCCAACCAAGAAAAATAAATTACAATTTACTTTGTGGTTTTTATTCTTTGAAATAGAATTTAAAAACAGATAATAATAAAATGAGCGAAATAATATATAATACACATGACGACGACCATGGAATCACAAGAGCTATTGTGACCGCAACAGGTTGTGTATCAATAACAGACCCACAAATGCAAGTAGCAATAGCTGGTGGGACAGGTGTGTCTGTGTTAAATAAATATGGTAAGAATCCTGATATTGATACAGGTACAGTACCAGAAGATGTTATTGATACGGGTGGATTAGTCCAATTCCCAACACAAGATAGAATCCATCAAATAGTATCAACATCAGCACAAGATGTTGGTATATTGAGAAGTACAGGAACAATTGAATCAAATACAGGAACAACTTTATATGACTCTACTGCTACATTTGTATCTGATGGTGTTGTAGTTGGAGATCAAGTTTTAGATGATTCTGACCAAGACCATTCAATAGTTACTGCTGTTACTGAACAAACATTAACAGTTGAATTATGGCATCATGGTGGAGATGAAGATAAAACTGGTGATAGTTATAGAATTGTAAATCCAAGTGGAACAGGTACTGCTGTATTACATATAAAATCAGCTTATAAGAAAGGTGATGAAACACCTTATACGGAATTTGTTATTATGAATGGTACTACAAACGTTCCAACAGTTAATGCTTTATTTAGAATTAATAGAATGCATGGTCATGGAGCAGGAAGTAGTAATTCAAATGTTGGTACTATTTCAGCAACTGCTGATACAGATGGTACAGTATCAGCACAAATAAACCCTACAAATGGACAAACCCAAATGGCTGTTGCTTATGTGCCAGCAGGACATATAGGAGTAATAACAAATTATTATGGTTCTATATTTAGAGCAGGAGTAGCATCAGAAGCTATGGCTGAATTAGAAATGAGAAGTAATTTATGGAGTACTGATAGTAATAATCTTGAACATTCGATGGGTATATCAGTTAGTGGTGGTCCGTCAACTAAAAATTTTAATCCTTATAAAACAATAGGATCAGAAACAGATGTTTGGTTGCGAGTAAATAATGTGTCTGATAATAATACTATCTTTTTTGGTGGATTTGATATCATATTGGTTAAAAAATCACAGATAATTAAAAAATAATAATAACAATGGCAAAAGAGGTAATTATAAATGTAAAAACAAAAGGAACAAAAGCAGCAGTAAAAGATATTGATAATTTAAATGATTCGATAGGAGAAACTAACGATGAATTGAAAGAAGTTGAATCTAACGCAGATGCTATTGGTGATAGTTTAGGTAAAGCTGGAAAGGATGGGCAGAAAGGATTAGGACTTTTAGGTAAAGGCTTCAAAGGTGTAGGAGGTGCGATTAAAGGAATGGGTATTGGTGTGTTGATTGGTCTATTTGTAATATTGAAAGAAACATTAGAAAGACAACAACCTGTTTTAGATTTGATTGACACGACATTTAATGCTATTGGTATAGCTGTATCAACTGTATCAGATACATTTAAAACTATTTTTGATAGAGTAACAGAAACAACAGAAAATTTTGATGCTCTTGGTAAAGTTTTTTCAAGTGTAGGTACAATTATAAAGAATTTGGTGATGTTAGCATTTACACCTTTGAGGTTGATGTTGTTAGCATTACAAACAGATTTTGCTGTATTGAAAGTGGCATATGAATCAGCATTTGGAGATGAAAAATCATTACAATTAGCAAAAGATAATCTTGCTGGGATGAAAGACGAAGCAATTAAACTGAAAGATAGTTTGGTGGAAAGTGGAAAAGCTATTTTAGATGCTGGGAAGACTATTGCTGAAAATGCGGTTGAAGCAATGGAAGAAACTAAAAACATAGCTAAAGTAGTAGAAGAAGAGTTTGATAAAATAGATACAAAAAAGATATTACGAGATGCAGAAGAAACTACGAGATTGAAGAATATGGCAATATTGAAGAAAGCTGAAAATGAATTAGCTTTAATTACTGCTGCAAGAGATGCTGAAATTCAAAGAGAAATTAGAGACGATGTTACAAAAACATTTGAAGAAAGAAAATTAGCAAGTGAGAAATTAAAAGTTATAATTGACGAACAAGAGAAATTAACAATGGCTAATGCTAAGTTAGTAGTAGATGCAGCAGAAGCAGAATTGACTACTAATAGGTCAAGTATTGAATTGCAAGAGAAATTAATTCTTGCTAAAAAAGAATTAATTGATGCAGAAGAAACAGCTATTGGTTTTAGAACAGAACAAAGAGAACAATTAAGAGCTTTAAATCAAGAAGAAATTGATTCTATTAATAATATAATTGATAGACAAACAGAATCTGCTTTAAAATTCGAAGAATCAGAATTGAAGAAAGTTCAAATAGTTGTTGATGCTAATAAGATGAAAGTGCAATCATATATCGATGCTGGTGATGAAGAATCGGAAGCATATAACCAAGCTGTTCAAGATTTAGAAGCAGCAGAAGATGATAAATTAGTTGCTATTGAAAAAGCTAATAAAGAAGCAATCAAAATAGTTCAAGAATTACAACAAGATTCAATGGCTAAACAAATCCAAGCTATTAAAGATAACGAAGCTTTGAAATTAAAAATTTTAAAAGATAGTAAAAAATTAAGTGCTGAAGAATTAGCCGATTTAGAAGAACAATTAGCTAAAGATACACAGAAAAAAATAGATAAAGTTGTTAAAGATGCTAATAAAGAACGAATCCAAGCTACATTGGATGCTGTTGCATCTGCTGTAAATAAAGCAGGTCAATTAGCTAATGCTATAACAGATATTTTCCAACAAATCCAAGATCAACAAACACAAGCAATGGAAGAACAAATTGCTGAAAGAAATGAGTTAATAACAGAAGATTTTGATAACCAAAGAATAAATTTAGAAGAAAGTCATATTAATGCTATTGGATCTTTAGAAGCAAAAGCCGCAAGAGAATTAGCAATCACTGGTGCTGTTAGTATAGCTACTCAAAATCAAATCATTGATGAAAATAATAATAAATTAAAAGCAGATTTCACATTAGCGCAAGCAGAATTTGAAATACAGAAAAAAGCTGAAAAAGATGCTAATGATTTAAGAGAAGAAGCTTTTAATAAACAAAAGACATTATCTTTAGCGCAAGCAGCAATTTCAACAGCATTAGCAGTTGTGAATGCTTTAGCTACTACACCATATCCATTAGGTGTGGGGTTAGCAATTGCTGCAGGTGTTGCAGGTGGAATACAAATTGCAGCAATTAGTTCTACACAATTTTCACCAGAATCTACTTCATTATCAGCACCTACAATGCCGAAATTAGCAGCGAATATTCAACCTGCTGATCAAACAAATTCATTAGGGTTGTCAGGTGCAGGATCAACAGGTGCTTTATCAGCAGATGCACAATTTAATAAACAAGAATTGTTTGGAGTTGGATCTGAAAGTGTTGGTGGTGGCGCAGGATCAAGACAAGGATCTTTGAAAGTTTCTGTATTAGAAAGTGATATAACATCAACACAAGCAACAGTTTCTACAATAGAAAGTGGTGCTGAATTTGGTGGATAAGATAATAAAAAATAAATAAACAATTATGAAAAATAAAGAAGAAAAATTACAATTATTTGAATTGGTATTAGGTGACGATGAAATGAATGATGGTGTATCAACTATATCTTTTGTTGAACATCCTGCACATGAATCTAATTTTATGCATTTTTCAAAAGATAAACAAATAGAATATAAATTCACAGAAGAAGGAGAAAAGAAGATAGTAACAGGAGCAGCTATTATCCCAAATATTCCTATTTATCGTTATGATAAACAAAATGATTTTGAATATGAAGTGGTATTTAAAGAAGATACTATTGCGAAATGTCAAGAATTATTTTTCAAAAGAGCACATCAAAAAAATTCAAATGTTGAACATATGTTTGCTTTGGATGGTGTTACCGTTGTAGAATCTTGGTTGGTTGAAGATCCTAAGAATGATAAATCAAATGCTTTGGGTTTTTCTGATATAAAAAAAGGTAGCTGGTTTATTTCATATAAAATAGATAATGATAGTTTATGGAATAGTATTAAATCTGGTGATGTTAAAGGATTTTCAATTGAAGGAATATTTATAAATGAAGAAATAACAGCATCTATGTTTTCTAAAGAAACTATTGAAACAGAAGAGGAAGTTGTTGTAGATAGACAAGAACAAATCAAAGAGATAATTAATAGTGATAAATCATATGATGAAATGTATGATTTAATAGCTGATATAATTAAAGATGAAATAGATTTCGAAGAAGAGGAAAATTAAACACTTTCTCTTCATTTATATTTAATAATATAGGAAAAATAAATAATTACTATGGATAAAAATAAAATAATTGACAAAGTTAAAGAATTGTTTTCAACAGAAGAAGTTAAAATGGCTTCTTTAGATGCTGTTGTTTCTAAACCTGTTACTATTGAAATCCCAGATGGGACGGAATTAGCAGATGGTATGGAAATAGAAGCAGAAAACGGTACATATGTTTTAGCTGATGGAACTTCTTTTGAAGTATCAGAAGGTGTAGTTTCTAATTTAGTAGCAGAAGAAACTTCAACAGAAGAAATGAAATCTCATCGTTTTGCTCTAATAACAGCTGTTAGTAAATATGAAGTTGAAGTAGATGCTGAAACTTTTGAAGTTGGTAGCCAATTAAGACAAGTAGACACAGAAGGAAATTCTTGGAGTTTAGATGACGGTGAATATGAATTAGAAGATGGGAGATCTATTCAAGTTGATTCAGAAGGAATCGTTGTATTAATCGGAGACGGAGAAACGGAAGAAACATCAGAAGAAACTTTAATGTCAGAAGAAACAAAAAAAGAAATCGAAGAATTAAAATCTAAGATTACTGAAATGGAAGCTAAAGAAGTGGAAATGAATTCTCAAATTGAGAAATTAAACAACGAACCAGCAGAAGTGGAAACAAAAATAGAGAAAGCAACTTTCTCAAAAAAAGAAATCGCTAATGATAGACTTATGGCTATCAGAAACGCAATGAAAAAAATAAAATAAAAAATTATGAGTTTAAATGTAAGTGCCTTAACGGCTTGGACTGACGAGAACAAATTGGATTTGATCGCTAAGTCAATTTTAAAAGGTAGAACAATCGATATAATCAACGTTCAACCAGGAATTACAAATTCTGCAACTATTAATACTTTAAATAGTAACCCAACATTCGCAGCAGGTGGATGTGGATGGTCTGCAGCAGGAACAACTGTATTGTCTCAAAGAGCAATCACTGTATGTCCTATTAAATTAAACGAAGCTATCTGTTTAGATAATTTGGAGACGTATTTCACGTCAGTACAAATGAGACCAGGTTCTTATAACGAAGAAATTCCTTTCGAGCAATTATTCGCAGAAGAAAAGGCTAATCAAGTTTCATCATTAGTAGATCAATTGATCTGGGTTGGTGATACAAACACATCTGGTAACTTAGGTTTATGTGATGGTCTATTGAAATTAATGCAAAATGATGCATCTGTAGTAGATGTAACTTCATTAGGTTTTGTAGCTTCTACAATCGTAGCATCTGTTGATGCAATGGTAGCTGCTACTCCAACTGATATTTTAGATCATGATGATTTAACATTGTTTATGGGATACGATTTATATAGAATCTATTCAGCAGCTTTAAGAGATGCTAACTTATTCCACTATTCAGGTGCAGAAGATCAAGGACAAGAGTTTTCTCAAATGATCCCTGGTACTAATGTAAGAGCAATCGCTGTTAAAGGATTAAATGGAAGATCTAATTTCGTATTAACTTCTGCTAAAAACCTTTATGTTGGAGTAGATATGTTAAGTGAGATGGAAGATTTCAGAATTTTCTTCTCAGAAGATAACGATGAAGTTAGAACAAGAATTAAATTCAAGATTGGTGTAAATTACGCATTCTCTGACTTTATAGTATTAGGAGCATAATCTTAATCTAAAACTAAAAAATTATAATGGGATAGTCAGATAGGCTATCCTGATTATAAAAAAAAATAAATTATAAAATTATGGCATGTATATTAAACGCTGGATATAGTCTGGGATGCAAGGATAATATTGGAGGAATTAGAAGGGTCTTCATAAGTAACTTCGCTGATGATAATATCTATGTAGAAGACGCAGATAACGTGATAACTTCAATGTTAAATTCAACTTCTGGGAATATTGTGTATTACACTTATGAACAAAGACAGGAATCAGGAGAATTCAATCAAACAGGGAATCATTCCGTTGAGAACGGAAGTACATATTACGAGCAAGTTCTTTCATTGATATTTACCAAAAATTCTTCGGAATTACGAGACACATTATTCTTGATGGCAAAAGCGACACTAAGTGTGATTGTAGAAACGCAGAATGGTAGATATATCCTTATGGGTAAAATAAATGCAGTTAATATGACTGCTTCTACTGTAGCAACAGGTAAAGGATATGGTGATTTAAATGGTACTTCTGTTACACTAACAGGTAAAGAGCCTGAATCAGCACAAGAATTGAGTTCAGTTGCTTTCGGATTATTAAATATTGTATAAATATTAGATAATAATAGATAAAACACATTAAAAGCTACCTATATGGTGGCTTTTTTTGGTTATAAACAGATAGGTATTAGTTATATTTAGATATATAACAATAGAAACAGATAGCGGGGTAGGACAAATGGCTAAGTCGCTGGTCTCATAAGCCAGAGGATTCGGTTCAACTCCGAAGCATCGCAACAAAATAGAAATTATGATAGAATTAACAGGAAGTACATCAGGAAGCACAGTAGCTTTAACATTAAACGAAGATACAACTCTTAACGGAACAAGTGGAGTAGATTTCTTCTATTTGTTTGAATTTATTGGGACGGATACAAATGTAAGTTATACATTTTTAGCTACTGATACATCTACAAATAAAGTAAGATATAATAAATTTCAAATCTATGTGGTAAATACTGTCGATGAAGACAGAACCATTGGCAAAATAGACCTTTCTGGGGGAAGATACAAGTATAACATTTACCAACAATACAGTTCGTCAAATCTTGATACTTCCCTCGCCAATGGAATAGTTGAAATAGGATTTGTTGATATAAATGTTCCTATCATTCAAACTATTTATACAGACACAGACACTGGATCTGATAGTGAATATATAGTCTATCAAGGATAAAATAATAAATAATTATGGCAAAAAAAGAACAAGAAAAAAGACAAATGGATTTAGGTTTTTTAACCTTTAGTGTAGATGTTAATAACACACCAATATTTACCGAAGCAGGTAGAAAAGAGTGGGTGAATTATGGAGATAATAATATGTATCCTGATTATTTAATTGAGTTATTAAATAAAAGCTCGAAACACAATAGTATTGTAAAGAGAAAAGCAGATATGATTGCTGGTCGAGGATGGGAAGGTGATGAAACATTTATTATGAATGAACATGGTTCAGAAAACTTAAACAAAATAGCATATAAGAATGCTTATGATCTAGAAGTTTATGGTGCTTATTCATTATTGGTTACTTGGTCAAAAGATAAAAAATCTATTGCTAGAATTACATATCTTGATTTATCTAAAGTTAGAATTGCTAAAGACGTTGATCAAAAAGATGATCCTGAAATGTACAAAAGGCAACAAGATGGTATTGAATTCTATTATGTTTCTGGTGATTGGTCACAAGTTAGAAAAGATAAATATAAACCAGAATTATTCCAAGGATTCTCAACAAAATATAATGACACAGCAACACAAGTTGTATATGTTAAGGATTATAGACCAGGTGTTAATTTTTATACATTACCTGACTATATTGCATCGGTTGATTGGATTGAATTAGATAAAGAGATTGCCAACTTTCATTTAAATGGCGCAAAGAATGGTTTTACGCCATCAATGGCAATTAGTTTTAAGAGTGGCATACCATCAAAAGAAGAACAAAATAGATTTCATAGACAGATACAAGAAAAATTTAGTGGTACAGATAATGCATCAAAAGTATTTATTACTTATTCAGAAGGTGCTGACACTACACCAGAATTTACAACATTGGGTGCTAATGATAACGATCAAAGATTCTTACAATTAGAAGAAACTATATCTCAAAATATGGCTATTGCTCATAGAATACCACCTGTTGTTGTTGGGATTCAAACAGCAGGAAAATTAGCAGGAAACACAGAAATAATTGAAGCAGAATCTTTATTCCAAAGAAATGTAATAGATCAAAAACAATTTATGATTGAAGAAACATATAACGAATTAGCATCTATTAATGGTGTTGAAAAATTAGAATTAATTAAAACTGAACCTTTAATGCCTTTTATTTTAGAAGATGTTGTTATTGAAGAACAAATTGAAGATGCTCTTAAAAATAGAGAGAATGGTGATACACCAGAAGAAGAAACAAAAATAAACGAATAAGATTATGGCAATTGATGTATTAATGATAAGCGCAAAATATTTGACACAAAATAGTATTATTAACGATAATGTTGATACGAAATTATTGCTTCCAAGTATAGTAAAAGCACAAGACCTTTATATAGAGAGAATATTGGGGACAGATTTGATGCAGAAACTAAAAGCGGATATAAATGCTGGTACATTATCAGGTAATTATAAAATATTAAATGATGATTATGTACAGAAAACAGTTAGAGAATGGGCTACATATATAGCTACGATTGATTTGAATTACAAATATACTAACAAATCAGTTACACAAAAAAGTTCTGATAACTCTACACCATCTCCGCTTGAAGATATTATTTATCTAAGAGGACAAATAAGAGATACTGCAGAGTATTATGGACAAAGAATAACTGATTACTTATGCGCTAACGAAGATTTGTTTCCTGAATATAGAAGCAATAACGATCAAGATGATATTAGACCAAGCTCTGATAACTTCTTCAACGGTATGTATATACCAGGTGGAGGATGTAATCATTCAGGAAACTGTGATTCATAATATAAAAAAAATAGCACTTTAGATGATACGACATTTACATCATCAATCTATTTTGATGAATGATAATAAAAATAATAGCACAATAATGGGAAAAATAATAACATTTTTAGGACATCTTTTAAGTTTGTTTTTAACTTTTATTGCACCAATGCAGGTGTATTTAATAGTGACTTTTGTCAACATCTTTATTGATTTTGGTTTAGGTGTTTATAAAGCAATTATTTATGACAAGAAAAAATGGAGTAGAGAAAAATTAATGCTTACTTTTCAAAGTCTAATATTGTTTTTTGTAGCTTTTTCAATGGGGTTGATTATGGAAACTTTTTTAGTTCCTTCTTTACCAATTGTTGTAACGATTGCGATAACAATCAATACATTCTTCTTTTTTAGAAGTTTAAAAAAAATAAGTTTAATGACAGGTACAGACGTACTATCAAATATTGTTAAATTGTTTAAAAAATCATATGACAATAATAATGGAAAAGACAAATAAAATATACGCAATTAGGAGATATATGACATTAGAAGAAATGTTAGATGATGAATTTGGTGAAATATATTATATCGGGAAAACGAATAAAGATGAATTATATGAGAGATTAAATCAACATAGAGTTGATAAAACATTTACAGTTAAGACTGAATGGTTGAAAAATAATAAACATGAAATTATTTTGATTGAAGATGATTTAGAAGATTGGGAGGTAGTAGAAAGAGAGCAGTACTGGATAACATATTTTGGAACTCATTTAAAACTGAATAGGATACGAGCCAAGAAAGTAAATGTTAAAGATGGTATAGATGCTATGAAAAGAGCCAAACAAATAATAAAAGATATGAAAAAAGCTAACAATTAATTGTTAGCTTTTTCTTTTTAACCAATGATATATTTCATCATCATCATCATCATAAAATTCAAAACCAGTTTTTTTCAAAGTTTCGTTGTGTGGATTATCCTTTTTTAATTTTGTAAATAAAGGTTTATCAATATCATTACAAACTTTTAATCTTATATCAACTAATATCTTTCCATAACCAAGACCCCGATATTTAGGAATAACCCAACCTCCAACTAATGTTAATTCTTCATCTAATTCTTCAACAGCTCCTGATGCTACTATTATATTATCTTCCATTATTATAAATTTGAATGATTTATGATAATCCCATTGTTCTACCCAATTATATATTTTCATCTAAGAATTTTTTGATTTTTTCTTTTCTTTCTCTGATTAATCTTTCAGAATAATAATCTGATAAACCAGATCTATTTAAATTACCAAAATAAAAAGCCATATCTGTTATTTCATCATCATAGTTTATAAATCTTTTCACTTGTTCTATTGTTAGTTTATCCATATTCTCAATAGTTACTATTATACCTCGTAAATCATCATCTATATATTTATTCATCATATGTTTCTATCTTTATTTTTCTCTTTTTTCTTTAACTTCTCAATTTCTTTATTATTATTATAAATTATTTTCATTAAACTTAGTTATCTTGTCTTGAATCTCTTTTCTCAACATTTCTTTAGACTTAGGTATCTCTTGTTCAATAGTCTCTGAGAACTCTTCCCAGTTATCTTTCTGAGCATCTGAGAACTCTTCCCATTCTAATTCAAATTGATACATTGTTTCGTCTCTTTCGTTTTGTGGTGTTTTCATAATTGTTTCTTTCTTTTGTAGTATATATTAAATCCTAAATATGGGGTTTTTTTACTTTTTATTATTTCTTTCTAATAATAATAAAGTAACTTTAAATTTTTCTTCTGGTGTTAATTCATCATATGATCTACCTTTCAAATCAAGTGGTTCAGCTAAAAACTCAACTCTTTCTTTTTTAGCTTTCTGTTCAGCTTTTATTTTTTTCTTATTAGCTTTTCTTTTAGGTTTTGTAACATCATAATAATAATTTCTTAAATATTGTTTTTTATCTACCCTTTCTTCTATATTAAGATTGTTTTTTCTACATACTTTACACTTATTTAGATAACCATCAGTATATCTTGCTTCCCTATGGAAATCAGAAAACACTTTTTCTTCTTTACAAATCTTACATATTTTTTTATCTACCTTTTCCATAAAATTATCTATAAAAAAAGGGTGACTCTCCGAAAGAAAGTCACCCCATAAAACATACAATAGCACAAAGATGTTTTGTTAATTGTTTACCATTCATTAATATTTTCTAAACATAAAGTATCACCATTATCAAGATAATAGAAATATTCTTCACCGTTTATATCCCTTGTTGGGAATGATTCTTCATAATTCCTTCTATATATTTTTATTGGATTGTTAGTTGTATGGTTTTCTAACACTACCCAATAATCCGCAATATGGTTATTATCAACCAATAAGGTATCTAAACCAGAATCTATTACTACTCCACAATTATTTATTTCTATAACATCGTTATTATAAATTGGTTGAATTTCTTCTTTCTTACAGGAGAACATTACTGCTACTATCCCGATTATTAATAATATTTTCTTCATAATTTTATTTATTTTCTTTTAAAAAATTTTCTATTTTATCTTTTCTTCTTAAAATCTTTCCATATTCTAAAGATTCTTTTAATTCTTGTTGAATTTCTTTCAATTCTTCTTTCGCTTTTTTTAATTCTTCACTCATTATACTATTGTTATTTGTTTATATATACGACAAATATAATGAAAAGTTTCATTTTCACCAAATATTTTATAATAAATTTTTATTTTTTTTCACACACCAAGTATGGCAGCCTTCTTCATGATTTACTACATATCTTGCTTCTGTTTCATCAATATATGTCATTGTTTGTGGTGATAATGGTGATATTGTATTATCATGTGGATAAAAATATTCATCATCTTGACATTGTGATTCTGCCCAATTAATATAAAAAGAATTATAATCAAATTCTTTTTTATTTTTAAATATCTTCTTTATTAATGTTGTTATTATTCCTATCATTCTTATCTAATTTATTTTTAAATTTCTCAATCGTTGTTAATAAATCAATCGTTTTTTTATATTGTACATCATTACTATCACATAATAAATAAATATAAGTAGCAAGTTTCTGTATATTAGTAGCTTCTGATTTAAATATAGCTTCTTCTACTTCTGTTAATGATCTTTCAAAAGAACCATTTAATTCATTATCTATTATATCATTATCTTGTATAGTTTTCTTATTTTTCATAATTGTTTTTTTGTTTTTTTGTTTCACATTTATCATCTTCTAAATGGATTAATGTTTCTATTTTAGAATCTAATGAATCTAATTTTTTTTCTATTGTGTATTGGTTTAATTGTATTAAAATACACATAAAATATATACTTATTATTATTATTCCTTTCATAATTGTTTATTTCTTTTCAAATTTTTTTGTTTCTAAATTAAAAACTTCAAGACCATCTTTAAGTATTCTTAATTCTGATTTATAAAAGTTCTCCATCGTTTCAGAACTTTCTTGTAATTTCTTTTCAGCTTCTTCAATTCTTTTTTGATCGTTATATTGTTTCTGTTGAACCTTCATATATTCTTTATTCTTCTGATAATACTCTTGAAGATAAGCTTTACGTTTTTCTTTATGTTTCTCATTCGAACGATATTGAGTGTCTCGAAACATCTCTTTATTCTCAGCATAATATTCTGGATCATAATCCGTTAAACCCGCTTTCTTTCTATTCTCGTAATACTCTTTCTTTTTACCAGGATTAAACAACAACCATTGTTTGTTGTATTCATATCTTTGTTTTTTTGTCATAATCTTAGTTTGTTTTATAGTATATATTAAATACTTATAGTTCTCTTTAGAAATATATTAATTTTCTTTTAAGAATTTAGCTATTTTTCTTTTTCTAATTTCTGAACATACACCATTATATAATTGTATTATATAATCTTCGTGACCATCTTTATATTCTATTTCCAATTCCAATTCTCTCATATATTCTATTCCTAATCTTTCGCTATTATAATCCACTCTCAATAACTCTAATTCATCTCTCAATAATTCACTAAGATCATATCCACTAAATATTTTCTCATAGTAAGGTAATTCTTCATAGAGTATATTATACGCTCTATGTTTCTCTGTGTTGATATTCTTATAAATATCTTTCTTCTTATTTAAGAATCTATACTTTTCTAAATCATTAAAGTTTTTTATTTCACCTTTATATTTTATATACCATTTTTTATAATTCATAATTATTATTTTATTTTATATATTAAATACTTATAGTTCTCTTTAGAAATATATTAAGGATGTTTTATTTTTTTACTTTCTAATATTTCTAAAATAGATACCCCACCATTTGATATATTACTTGTTGCGTAATTATCATATACTTCTTGTTTGATTTTAACTAAGCTTCTATTTGAATGAGCATTAGTATAATAGACATCTCTTTTATATTCTATTGTTGGAATATTTAAAACTGTTTTACATTTCTTTCTTTTAGATTGTGTTGAAGATTTAATCAACGCTTTTGTAACACCGTCTTGATCATTCTTATTAAATTCCATATCAACATCAACACTATCTTTCAACATAGTTAATACATCAGCAGATGATAACCAACATTCTACTCCATTATAATCTAATATTTCTGTTTCTAAAAGATTGATAGCTAATACATCTTTAGTTTTAAAGTTAGTCTTAACAACATACTCTCTGTTCTCCATTTCTAAATGATCCCACAATTCTAAGAATAATACATTACCACCTGTTATTAATAAATGATATTGTTCTGACCATATCTTATCATAATCTATACCAGCGAATACTGAATCAAAATTATTTTTCTCTTCATTATAGTTTCTTAATTTTTTATCTTGTAAATCAAATACTAAAAATCTTCTATTCTTAACATCATTACCATATATGAATTGATTATCATTAGTAGAGAATATCATTATTGATCTTGATAGTTTCTTTATATCATTGTTCCCACCTTTTGGTTTGATTTTAAAATCTTCTAATGATGTCATGTTCTTAAATTGATTATGAGCTTTCTCTCCGATTCCAGATTCTTCGATAAATGTAACACAATAATCTGCTAACTTATCTTTGAATTTCCATTCGTCTTCATCTAACTTTGCATTCTCATTCATTAGATTAGCTTTCTTGAAACTACCAAATAATTCTTTTGTAATAAACTCAGTCTTACCTGTTCCTTCTAAACTTTTAAACACTGCTACATTCTCAGCTTTACCACCCAATCCTTTCTTCACTACACTAAACAATAAAGTTTTCATTTTCTTTTCATTCATATTAGTATCACCTTTACAATACTTAACAAATTGTTTTACAAATTTATCAGTTTCGCTCATAGCTTCTAAATCTTTTTTATCATAATTAAAATATAAACTATTAAAGAAATCTTTACTTGTATCAATTTCATTAGGTCTTCCTATTAGATTTAATGCGCTCTTCCAAGAAGTTTTATTAATTCCAAAACCTGCGCAATGTTTTGTTGGTACATTAGCTTTAACTATTGTAACCATACCAGATGATGAATGTTTATCTTCTTTGTTATATTCAAAATTAATTTCCCAATCACTATAATTAACATATTCATCAGAAACCTTTTCATCTCCTTTCTCCCATAAATCTCCTGGTATCTTATTATAAAAGCTATTTGAATATTTACAAAATCCTACTTGTATCTCTTTTTCTTCTAAGAAGTCTTTAATAATATTTGTTGTCTTTGTGCTGTTTTTGTTATAAGTTTTCATATTGTTTTATTTGTTTTTGTTTTATAAGTTATATATCTTAAAGTATATCTTCCCTCTGTGTTTATTTTAATAATTTTGGATAATTCTTTTATATCCAGTTACTCCTTTTTCTTTACACATATGGAAAAAGCTTCCTATGGTTGTTCTTGCACACATTCCATTACCTCCCCATTGTCCAATCAAAGTTTTAAATTCAACATCTAATTGGTATTTATTATTGTTACCAGATTTCGTAACCCAAATTTCATCAGTCTTATTAACCTCTCCTAATTTCATAAATCTTTTAAATAGCTGATATGCTTCTTGTTGAGAAATCTTCTCGTCTTTAAGAATACTCGCAAACCCAAATCCATATCTCATTAGATCATATCTCTCTAAAGCTATTGGTAAATCCAACACTTCTAAACTTTTTAATGAGTTGTCTATTCTTTCATAAGTATTATCATAAGTCTTATTCTCTCCATCATTAGAGAAATGTGGTTTAGATGATGCTCGTAATTCATCCATAGTATAATAATCAGAAGGTATGAATCTTAGGTATTCATTCTCTTCGTGGATTTTAATTAACCCAATGAAACATAATCTATTTAAATCATTTGATGATAAATCTAATTTAATATCAATGTTTAATGTATTATTAATTTTAGATAACATCCTCGATCCGAAATTCTTATATAATAGTTTTAGATTAGATTGTGTGATACTATCTTCTTCGAACCTAAAGAATAACTTTACACCTCTTCTACTTGGAGAGATCATTACGATATTACATATCTCAGCCGAAAATCTTACGATCTTTTTTAAGTCTTCTAAAGATAAAGAATCTATATCATATACTAAATATCCAGAACTGATGAACTCACCCTCTAAATGATTCCCAATATTATGAGTGTTTATACAATTTAACTTATCTTTGCGACTCTTATATAATGAAGAAGCTTCGGGGTTACCCCCCAATTCTTCTAATTTTAATCTTGCGCATATATCTAAGTCATCTTTCTTTGGTTTAATATCCTTGATATTTACCATCTCCCAATTATCTATACCTCTCTTTAAACTTCTTTGATACATATTGGTGTAGTATTTAAAATTCATAATAATTAATCTATTTTCTTAATTGCTTCTTTCCAGTCAATACCATTCTTCTCAAAATGTTCTACTATTAAGTCTTGTAAAATATTATTATAACTTACATGTTTATAATCTTCTTCTTTTACCAAAAGTTTTTTAAGCTTCAAAAGTTTTAAAACATGTTTGGTTGTTTTCATAATTGTTTCTTCTTGTTTCATAATTGTTTGTTTGTTTTTATAAGTTATATATAAGAAGTTATACTCTCCCTTATACTATTATATAAAAATATATTAATTATGTCCTCGTCTTCCGTGTCTATTTTGGACATGGACACAAGGAAATCGATGTCTCTGATCAATGGGCTGAGAAAAAAAAGAGAAATGTCCTTATGTCCTTATGTCCTTGTCTAAAGCAAACCCCTATAGAGATATAGTATGTATAGTCTTATACCCTTTTTGTACTATATAATATAAAATATATAAATATATAAGGACATAAGGACATACCCTTTAAAAGCTTTGATTGGATACAAACAAACAAGAAAATTTGATGTCCTTGTCTCAGAGACATACGGATAAGATAAGGACATAAGGACATAATCAATACAACTCTCCCTTTTTTGATTATATGTTAATTATATTTTAAGATAATAACAAACAAACAGTATATTATAGATATATACTTTAAGTGTCAATTAATACTTTATTGATATTTTTGTTTGACAACAAGACACTTCTAAAAGCTACTGAACTCTCGGTAGCTTTTTTTGATTATAAGCTTTTATCTTAAAAATATCCAAAGATTTTAAGATAAAAGCTTATAATCAAAAAAGTATCCAAAACCCATATTTCATACTTGATATATAAATTATAAAAAACAAATAACAATTATGATAGCACAAACAAAACACAAAACAAAAAACTCAGAATCATTAACTAACTATAAGAAGTATTTCTATAGTAACAGATCTAAAATTTCTTACAAGAGTTATAAGATGATAAATGGTGTATGTGTTAAGATCTTAAATGATTTCTTAACATCAAGAGAATTATCTTTACTAATCGATTTAAAAGAACATACTATGTTCATAGGAGAACTATACAAACAGATCAAAGAGAATTTCAAGGATGAAGAGTATCTAACAGAGATTAAAGATAAGTTCCAATACTATAAGGAATGGATTTTGGACCAATCAGATATGAAGGTGTAAGGTA